TCCTCTTGTCGCTCTGTACCAGACGTCATCGTCCTAAGATGATATGAATCCTCGATAAAATCAAGATTTGTGCGAGGATTTGTATCATTCATCCTCAAGCGTCGGAACTCGACGCCTCCGGCGAAGATCTTGAATAAACGCATTCAGCGTATTTTCGTCTTGACCAATCCGGATCGATCTGATAGGGTTTCCTCACCATCGAAATTCCGCCCGGCGGCTCCGGCCTCGCCGGGTTTTTATTGTCCGACAGCGCTTTTCAGGAGCTGCGATGCCGCTCGATCCCGCCGGCGACCGCTCGCTCGCGGCGCGCTGGGCGGGGCTCTCGGCGGAAGAGCGGGAAGCGACGCTTTCTGCGTTGAACGATGCGGAGACGGTGGCGCTGCTCCATGACTGGCGGTTCTGGGCGCGGCCTAGCCAGCTGCCGCCGGACGGCGCCTGGCGCATCTGGCTGCTGCTCGCCGGCCGCGGCTTTGGCAAGACGCGCTGCGGCGCCGAATGGGTGCGGGAGCAGGCGGAGGCGGGCAGGGCGCGGCGCATCGCGCTCCTCGCGCCCACCGCCGCCGATCTGCGCGACGTGATGATCGAGGGCGAGAGCGGCCTGCTGGCCATCGCGCCGGACGAGCGTCGCCCGCGCTACGAGCCGTCGAAGCGCCGGCTCACCTGGCCCAACGGCGCCATCGCGACAGGCTATTCCGCCGACGAGCCCGAACGGCTGCGCGGGCCGCAGCATGACGCCGCCTGGTGCGACGAGCTTGCCGCCTGGCGCTATCCGGAGGCCTGGGACATGCTGATGCTGGGCCTGCGGCTGGGCGACGATCCGCGCGCCGTCGTCACGACGACGCCTCGGCCGGTGCGGCTGGTGCGCGAGTTGCTGGCCCGCGCCGGCGGCGATGTCGCGGTGACGCGCGGCTCGACCTTCGACAATGCCGCCAACCTCGCGCCTGCCTTCCTCGATCAGATCGTGCGGCGCTATCAGGGCACGCGGCTGGGCCGGCAGGAACTCGAAGCCGAACTGCTGGAGGATGTGCCCGGCGCGCTCTGGTCGCGTGACGTGTTCGAGCGCGCGGGCTTTCGCGTCGCCGCCGCGCCGGCCTTGCGCCGCATCATCGTCGCCATCGATCCCGCGGTGACCAGCGACGAGGGCGCGGACGAAACCGGCATCATTGTCGCCGGCATCGGCGCCGACGGTCATGGCTATGTCCTCGACGATCTCTCCGGCCGCTTCGCGCCCGTGGAGTGGGCGCGACGTGCGGTCGACGCCTATCGCCGGCATCAGGCCGACCGCATCGTCGCCGAGGTCAACAATGGCGGCGAGATGGTCGCCGCCACCGTCCGCGCCGTCGACCCCAACGCCGCCTTCAAGGATGTCCGTGCCAGCCGCGGCAAAGTCACCCGCGCCGAACCCGTCGCCGCGCTTTACGAACAAGGCCGCGTCCGCCATGTCGGCGCCTTCGCCACTCTCGAAGATCAGATGTGCGCCTTCACCTCCGACTATGACCGCGCCGCCGCCGGCATGTCGCCCGACCGCCTGGACGCCCTCGTCTGGGCCATCACCGAACTGATGGTCGCCTCTTCCGCCACGGGCTGGCTCGACTTCTACACCGACCTCGCCGGGCGTCCGCAAGGTTGATGCGCCGCCGCCCACCACAAATACCGTCATTGCGACCCCCGAGCGAAGCGAGGGGGAAGCAATCCATCCCTTCGCCGCACGGACCAATGGATTGCCTGCGGCTCACAATGACGAATGTTCAAAATGCATAACGAGACAGGTGCCCCTTGTCCGACACCACTCCCAACCGCCCCGGCGTTCTCTCCCGCGTCGCGCAGGCCGCGCGCTACGTCGTCTCCGGCGTCACGCCCGAGACCTGGTTCGGCCCCATGCAACCTTTGCAGCCGATGGCCCCTGCCGAGGTCAAAGGGCGCGCCTGGGATTATCCCGTCGGCTGGAACCTCAATTATGTGCCGCGCGCGTCGGAGCGTATCGGCTTCGATCGCCTGCGCGCGCTGGCCGACGGTTATGATCTTCTCCGCCTGGTCATCGAGACGCGGAAGGACCAGATGACCGCGCTCACCTGGAGCATCCTGCCGCGCCAGGTCAAGGCGGGCGAGCGCGCAAGCCGCGCCGGTCTCGATTCCGCCATCGCCGAGATCTCCGAATTTTTACAGACGCCGGACCGCCGGCATGATTGGGCGCAATGGCTGCGCGGGTTGCTCGAGGATCATTTCGTCGTCGACGCGCCGGCGATCTATCGGCGCCGTACGCGCGGTGGCCAGCCCTATGCCTTCGAGCTCCTGGATGGTGCGCGCATCAAGGTGCTGCTCGCCGATGACGGCCGCACGCCCGAGCCGCCCGATCCCGCCTATCAGCAGGTGCTGAAAGGCATCCCCGCCGCCGACTACAGCACCGACGAGCTGCTCTATTACCCGAAGAATTTCCGCACCAACCACGCCTACGGCTATTCGCCGGTGGAGCAGATCGTCTCGCGCGTCGAGACCGCTATCGCGCGCGGCCGCAGCCAGCTTGCCTGGTTCACCGAAGGCAACATGCCCGATGGTCTCATCACCGGACCTGAGGACTGGACCATGGACCAGATCCGCGCCATGCAGACCCATTGGGACAGTCTCTTCTCCGGCAATGTCGAACAGCGCCGCCGCGCCTGGTGGGTGCCGAGCGGTGCCAAATTCCAGCCGGTCAAGGACTCGCCGCTCATGGACGAGTTCGACGAGTGGCTGGCGCGCATCGTCTGCTACGCCTTCTCGGTCAGTCCGCAGCCTTTCGTCAAGATGATGAACCGCGCGACCGCGGAATCCGCCGCGCAGACGGCAAGCGCCGAAGGCCTGTCGCCCACCATGATCTGGGTGAAGCGTTTGATGGATCGTTTGATCGCCGAGGATTTCGGTTGCCCGTCGCTCGAATTCTCCTGGGACGAGGATCGCGAGCTCGATCCGTCGAAGGCCGCCGAGATCAACCAGATCTATGTGCGCAGCGGCGTCAAGACGATCGACGAGGTGCGCGACGATCTCGGCCTCGACGCGCTCGGCGGCGCCGCTGCGACCGCGATGGTGGCCACCGCAACCGGCTATGTGCCGATCAACGGCGCGCCCGCGCCGCCCGCCGCTCCATCCCCCTGATCACACCGCCGCTCGACACTGAACCGCCGCGATCCCCCTCGCCGGAGGGCGGACGTGCCTGCCATGGGAGAACCGATGATGCTCAACCTCTTCGCCCGGATCACCAAACTCGACGAGGAACGGCACCTCGTCTTCGGCTACGCCTCGACCGAAGCGCTCGACAGCCAGGGCGAGATCGTGCGCCGCGAAGCGCTCGAGGCGGCGCTGCCCGACTACATGCGCTTCGCCAACATCCGCGAGATGCATCAGCCGTCCGCGGTGGGCGTCGCGCATGAAGCGGAGGTCGACGAGAAGGGCCTCTTCCTCGCCGCCAAGGTCGTCGACAATGTCGCCTGGCAGAAGGTCAAGGAAGGCGTCTACAAGGGCTTCTCGATCGGCGGCAAGGTCACCGCGCGCGACCCGCGCGACCGCAACATCATCACCGGCGTCGACCTGACCGAGATCAGCCTCGTCGACCGCCCCGCCAATCCCGAAGCGACCATCCAGATCTTCAAGCGCGACGACGGCGCGCCGATGCTCGCCAAGGTCGGCGCGCGCAACAGCCAGGCCGATCTCGCCCGCATCCAGGCGATCCACGACCAGTCCGTCGATCTGGGCGCCTGTTGTCCCAACGACGGCGACGTCGATGTCGATGACGCCGACAGCGACGACATGACCGGCAAGCGCGCTCTCGCCAAGCTCCGCATCGAACGCGACCACGCGGCGTCGCTCCTCGCGCAGCTCGGCGCGCAGATGTCGCCGCTGATGGCCGAACTCACCCAGTTGAAAAAGCGGCTCGCCATCGTCGAAGCCCAGCCCTTGCCGGCCAAGGGCGTGCTCGGCCCGCTGTCGCTCAGCAAGGAAGACGACCGCGCGAACCGCGCCCCCGATCCGTTGGCCGCACGTCTCGCGTCGCTGCCGCCCGGCCGCGCCCGCGCCGATGAAATCTTGCGCCACGCCTATTTCCCTGTCGACCCGGCTTACTGACCTCGCCCCTTTCGCCGGCCCCGCCGGCGCGCCCCCA